TAATTCCAATTTCCATCCTTATCTACATACTTATCAAAATATCCATCTAAATTCTGAGATATTTCTTTTGCTGCCGCTCTCTGCTCATCAGATAAAGCGTAAGTAAAAGTTTCACCAGAATCATTAATGTCAAATTCAATAGACTCCACAGCATCAACTTCATCAGACATACCTTTTATAAACTCTTGTCTTAGTTGTTGTTCTTCTTCAGAGTTATAATTACCTTCAGTAGGCATTTTATAAGACTCTTGGATTTCCTTCAACTCTTTACGAGCAATAGCAGCATCCTTCTTCAGTTGAACTGATTGAGGTGTGATTTTCCCTTCTTCTTGTTCTGAGGATTTGTATTGAGATTCAAAATAAACATCAATCTCCTCCTTAGATAAATCTGGATTATTCATTCTCAAATACTCTTTTACAATATTATCGTTAGACATTTCATTGTAATCGACTGTTTGAGTTCTTAAAAAATCATTTACTGAGCGACCTGTTTCTCTAACAAATCTGTCCATAGCCTCTAACTGCTCGTTAGCGTAATTGAACTCTTGTTTTGGAGTCTCAGACAACTCATTGAATCTTTCAACTAACTGCTCTAAACTTTCAAAGTTAGAACCGAGTTTTTGATTCAAATCAGATAAATAATCAGAAGTTGAATCTGAACTTTCAGTATTTAAAGAACTTTCTTCTTTTATGCTTGAAGACTCATTTTGAGTCTGGTCAGCCGTTAAATCAAGAACCGTTGCAGGCTCTTCTTGCACTTTAGGTGCTTCTTGTTGAGGTTGCTCTGATGTTAGGTCTATTGTTTGAGCCTCTTGCTCACTATTATCTCTAACAACTTCACCTCCAAATGCTCCAGCGATTAAATCGCCCATGTCATTGTTAATTTCCATAATATTGTAATTTAATTAAATTGATTTTTGCAAATATAACTTTTTTTTGTTATACAAATTTATTTACTAGATAATTTCTGGTAAAATATTATCAGGGTCTTCTATAGGACCTCTTTTATCTTTTCTCTGCTCAATCATTTGCGACTGATAATAAGCACTCTTTTCGATAGAGCCTTCTCTAGAGCTACCTAAAGCTTTATTAGCTCTTTCTTTTACGGCTCCACTAACTTGTAATTCAGCCATTCTTCTTTCGTGCTCAGCTTGAGCGAATTGATTTTTAAGCTCATACTCAGCTTGAAGAAGCTGCATTTTAACATTTAAGTCTGATTGAGAATTAACTTGTTCCATCTGCATTTGTGCTTGCATCTCCTGCTGTTTAGCTTGAGAAGCTACCATAACAGATTGCTGTTGTTGCATAGCGTTGTTTTCAGCATTCTTCTTAGCTTGCTCCATCAATTCCTCTTGATATTTCTTTCTTCTAAGGATTAACATTTGATTAGCTAGCTTAGTATTATTGACAGAACGTATAGCTATAGCATCTTCTAGTCTCAATTCTTTTTGAGCTAAAGAAACCTGAATATTCTGCTCTAACAACTGCTTTTCAGCCTCATCAGGAGCTACCTCAATAAATATACCGAAGTCATAAAGAGATAAATCTTTGCTTAACTCTATATTCTTCATAGTGGTATTTCCTAAAGCTGAAATATAACCTCTTAATGGTTTGTCATACTTTAATAAGTCCTGAAGTCTCATAGAAACAGACTGACCAGTTCTCTTAATAATATTCAAGTAACCTTGATTGATAAATCTGGTAGCATTATTAGAAGCTGATAAAGCTAATTTTTGAACACCAACTAAAGCATCAGAAGAAGGTTTAGAAGCGTCTCTAGCTTCATTAACACCAGTTACATCTCTAATCATCTGTAAGTTGTGCTGATATATACCTATAAGCTTATTAATATCATTACCTATACCATTTTCTAATTCAACGATAGGCATAGATTGAGTTTGATTACCTTCATCATCAGTTCTTCTGAAGTAGATGTTACCAGTTTGGTCGAATATCTCCTGTAACTCAAGAGGAGTAAAGTTTCCTCCATCTCCCTTAGATACATTCTCTAATGAGCCTATTTCAAAAGCAGCACCTTTAGGTCTAGCCTTAGCTAATAGTTGTTGCATCTTTAAGTGAGCTAATTGTATCTGGTCAGCAAAAGGAAGCATTCTCTCTACTAAAGACATGTTTCTTCCTCTTCTAATGTGTGGAGCGTAAATTATATAAGATAATCTAGTCTCAGATAAATTAGACTTAGGTCTCATCATATTCTTAGCTAATCCGTAATCAAATACATAATCACTACCTACGATATATTTACCAGAAAAGACAGCTTTAACAGTATTTTGAACAACCTTTCTGTTTTCTTTTTCTTTTATCTTTTGATTAAATCCTCTTTTGTTTAATGAGTACCCTCCGAATTTATTAAGCTTTTTCTCATACTTTAAGTAGTATGTACTCATAAATTCAGCGTCAAGTATCTCTACAGAAAATTCATCGTATTCACTTACATACTTAGAATTACTCATATCGAAACCAACACCATACTTAGTGTTAGATATTTTCTTTCCGTATTTTTCAGCTATCTCTTTATATTCTTGCTCTGTAAACTGGTCTCCAGCCATTTGCTTTAACTCAGCTATAGTAACTCTATATATTTCTCCAGCATGTTGTATATTTTCAAATCCTGGTGAAGCAGAGTGAGATGTTATTAAGTTTGATGGGTCTACATATTTTATTTTGACTCCAGCAGAAGGACATATAGACGTTTTAACAGCACCTTGACCGACAACTACTAAATCTCTTAGTATTCTTCTTTTAGTCTCTTCAAAATCATTTTTCTGAGTAACAAAGCTAATCCCTTCTTCTAAAGCTATTTCATGAGATTGCTTATAAGTTAACTGCATGTAAAGCTCTAACTCTTCTTCAGACTGAGGAACAAAACCTTTAGGATTATAATCCATTTTTGTTATCTCACTTAACTCAGCTAGAAAATCCTTGTTAAGCATTTTAAGCATTAAGTTATTTTTCTCTGTAATTCTTATCTGCTCTGAAGCATTGTCTACCGCTCTAGCTTTTATCTCTAACTCTTGATTAGATAAATCACCAACGATAACATCAACGAACTTTGGAATAATACTTACTGGAGTCCAATCAATGTTCATAAATGAAGTATCACCTTCTACATCTAAAAGGTCTTTATATTTTGATACATCTTGAATGCCTTCTGAATATTTTCTGGCAGTCTCCATTCTTCTTCTTTTAGCAGTATAGCTAGATTCACCACTCTTTTGATAATCTCTATACATTGTTTTGAAGTATTGAAGACCGTAGTCATTTGAAGCTTTTTCTTCATTACTTACAAAAGGTGTAGGATAACCTCCTATTGTTTCAAAATTGATTTTCATATTCTTTTAGATATTAATCCAGTATTTTTATATCTTTTAACAAACTTATCCATATTGAATGTTTGTTCTTTTTTTGGTTTTATAAACTTCTGAGCTCCAAGTAAAGCTATACTGGAAGCTACAGTGGCATCATATTTGGTTCTGTTATCTATCTCAAACTGACTCCAATCTTCTAAGAGTCTATTAAAATAACACCTTCCCATATCACCAGTCTCATCGTTTACTCCAACGTGGTCATATATGTATGATGAAACAGCTTCAGCTTGTGCAGCTATAACAGAGGCTCCAGTACTAGGAATACCCTTAGTCTTCTGAGCTCTACTTGATGAAGTATGAGTAGATTCTGGTCTATCCATTAGGTAATTATTGTAACCTCTTCTTTCAAAATACTTTATAATCCCAACCTTGTTATTCTCGACAAGTATTTGGCAGCCGTAAAAATAACACATTTTTATCATATCTTCGTAAAAAATCTCAGCTTTTGGTGGTCTGTGTATATATTCGCACACAAAAACATTGGAAAAGTCATCCATCATTGAGAATTTTTTATATACATAAGCAGCTGCATTAGACCTTCTACCATCAGTTGTAGTGTCATGGTCATAAGGGTCACAACCAGCAACTATCTCAACATGATTACCTGGATATAATCTACCATTTCTGCCATCTTTTTTATTTCTTCTTTCTTCTGGTGGTATCCAAGCTATATGAAATTTACCATTTTTTCTTGGCTGCCATATAACCTCTGAGTCTTCTACTCCTCCTTTCCAAACAAAGTCTCCATAAACAGTAACAGAATTTGATGCGTTATTATAATCTATTTGTTGATAAATCCTTTCAACATCAAATATACTATTGTTTACATCACTTCTAAAAGCTTCATCAATACTAAATGGTCTTTGTCTCTTTTCTTCCGAAAGCTTTGACGTATTGTTCTTATATGACTTTCTAATATTTTCTAAAAACTCCTTAGCACCTATTGTTTTTCCAGTAAACTTAGACTGCTCGTCATTTGGAGTCTCTACAACTGACATTCCATACTCATCAATAAAACCTTCATATCCATCGTATGCTGGAGTAAAATATTGATAAAGACCTGAACGAGTTCTTCCGTTAGCATCTAAATCCTCTGGGTCGCTATCATACCATAGGTTTTTAAAGTTTTCTCCACCAGACTTAGATAATTCGTTTACAGTAGAAGGCATAAAGCATTTACCGATAATCTTATCTCCTAGCGTTAAACAAGAGCGTACAACTTCCCAGTTCTTTTCTACGTTAGCGTCAACCCATTTACCTGCCTCATCACATAAATATCTAACAAGCTTTACGGAGTCATAAGAGTTTTCCTTAGTATTTCTCCAATCAATCTTAGAGTTAAGAGCCTCAGACTTAGTAACAGTCTTAAAATTCTTGCTAATCTTTTGCCCTGGCTGATTAAAACTTAAAGTAGACTTAGGGTTATCAGAACCATCAATAATAGGTTGAAAGAAGAATGGTAGATTTCTAAACATGTAAACCATCTTATCAGTAAACAATGATTTAGCATCGGCTCCAGTTTTACTAATAATACCACCATGAGCGTTATAATTAGCTGTAACTTCATATAACAACATAGCTGCTCCCTTATAAGAAGCTCCTTCACGTCTATGCTTAACCATAACCATTCCGAAACAATTAGGGTCTTTTATGCAGTAATCCCAGAACATGTAGAATCTTCTATCTCTATCTCTATATTCAGGATAACCTATATCTAGTTTACACCAGTTTAAATAATAATAGTGCTCTCCAGTTATATATGTGGGAACGCCATTGTTCATAAACCAAACACCGTTGGCTCTCCTATCAAACTCTTGATTAATAAAGTCAGCGTACTTTGAAGCCGTTTCAGGATATAATCCAGAAGGCATAACCGTTCTAGACCATTTCTGCTTTTTCTTAGGTAAGTCAGAAAACAATATATCCTTCTTACTTGGCTTCTCAGGAAGCTCAATCTTTATTCCAGATATTTCTTCAAATTCAGGCATTATTTTTTAGCGAACTTTTCTACGAAACCAGCTGAAAATGCTTTCTCTTCTTCAACCTCATCAGATTCTTCTTCTCCATTAATTTGACTTTCAATCTTTTTAATGGAAGATAATATCTCTTTAGCGTCAAGAAAACATTCCTTCTTAGCCTTCATAGCGTTACGTCTTTTATCATCTTGTAACTCTTCGTCTAGAGGTCTTTTAATTTCTTCAACAAGTATTTCGTAAGCCTCCAAACCAGCTTGCATAAGCTCTTCTAGTTTTTTGTTTACATCTATACTCATTACTCTATGACAGCTAGTATATCTATGTTTCTCATTCTTAGGAGCTCCTTACCTTCGATATTCATATTGTATTCAGAGTTTTCCGTAAATACAACCTCATCACCTACCTTGGCTCCATAATCTAAAATCTCTTGATTTGCGTATCTCAAGTATCCTCTAAGCTCTTCTATATCAGGAGTAGACTTCAAAAATATACCAGATTCAGTTTTATAATTCTCCTCTGATTCTAACTTCTGCTCTACAAAGCACCAGAAATTCTGCATTATAATTTCTCCTTCTCTTACAGCACAATATATCTGATTTGCTTTAACCTGAAGGATGTAGTTACCATCTTCATCCTCTATCATTTTGTTTTTGTTATCAGCTACGAAATGATGGAAATAAATTCTATCTCCAACTTGAATATCCATGTGTTCACTACTTAACTTTTCTGGAGTTATAACAACCTCTCCGTATTGTCTAGCGAACTTCATAGGGTCATAACTAGAGTCTAAATACATTTCGACACCATTTACAGTTACGGTGTCTTCAACTAACTTCGGTAATTTTACTAAAAATATGTCTTTAATTAATTTCATCTTACATTACATTATATTCGTTTCTATCTTGTATATCAAATTCTATTGAGGTACGTTGAGAAAAAAATCTCTTCCAAGGCTTAGAATAATCTTCATCAAAACGCTTTACATAAACGTCATAAACAACTTGTTGATGTTTATACCATGCTGCTTCGTCTTGAATAATAGCTGTAACCTCTAATTGACCTTTCATCATTGTTTGACCAACAACATAAGTCAATCCTTCCTTCATGTCGCCTATAGTTATCTTTCTAATTATAGGCTTTATATCTTCTAATAACTCCATGTTGTA